GAACCGGTGACCTCGTCCTTACCAACCAATCAAGAAATGCCGTAAAATCGGCGCTTATCGGTGAAATGTTCCACTAATGTTCCACTGGCTTTCTTAACTTTGACATTTCTTCCGCTAGTGCTTTTGCGTCCTGCCCTGAGTGATTGTATATATCTGCCGTTGTTTCATACTTGGCATGACCGATGATACGTTGTAATTTTTCGGGCTGCATACCGCAATCTGCTGAGAGGGTGGCGAAAGTGTGACGGCAACAATGTGGCGTTATCTCTGTGTCATATTTCTTTGTCGTTTTGCCGCTTTTTAGCTCTGTAACTGTCGGCTCAGGTATCACACCGCATTCGGCAAGTGCAGGGTAAAAATTGCGTTTTCTGAAATTGTTTACATCTCCATTCAGCAAAAAATCTGTCTTGCTTTCATTGTACCAATCTTGTACAAACGTCTTTATTTCGGGTATCTGTGACGGAAACGGCACAAGTCTGTCCTTGCCCGCTTCGGTCTTGATGCCGCCGATCATGTAGTTCTCGGCAAGGTGGACATTCTTTTTAAGTATCGTGAACACCTCACCGATACGAAAGCCTGTGTAGATCATAAACAAAATGACTTGGACAGATCTATCCGAAGAGTGTTTCCACAGCTTTTCAAGCTCTTCCGCTGTAAAAATTCTTTTCTCTTTCTTAACCTCTTTTGGAAGTGTTATGTATTCAGCATAGTTTTTGTCTATGATGTCATTTTGGGCGGCATACTTGCAGAGCTGTGAGCATAGCTGCTTGATTTTTGCGCATTGCGAACGGCTGAAACGTTTGGCACATTCGGTTATGCACCTCTGATAATCTGCTGTTTTAAGCTCTGACATTTTCCTGCCTGCGATACTATCAAGGTATCTCCATGCGGTCTTGTAGCCCTGCTCACCGCTCTTTGTAAGGCTTTCAAAATGCTCGGAACTCCAATTCTCATACGCTTGTGCAAGAGTTAGGCTGGAATGATCTATGTGCGTAGAGTTGAAGTAACTATCAAGGGCGGCTTGTGTCTCTGCTGCCGTTTTGAAGCAGCCGATGTACTTTTCACCTGTGCCGGACGTTGTTCGAGGGCTGAAAACCACATATGGGCGGTTTTTGTATTCAGGCTTGTATCTTATCGTGCCTGTTCCTCTTGCTCTGCGACGTGTTTTTCTTTTGGTAGTTTCCTGCTTCTTGCCACAGTAGTTGCAATAAATAGAGCCGTCAGGAATTTCCTTACGGCATTTTTTACATAGCATATATTCCTCCTATTCTTGACACTCCTAAAAAAGTGTGCTACAATAAAAGGGCAGAATAAGCCCTTTCGTGGTTGTTGGGTTTTGTTCATTCTGAGCTGATATTGGTAGTATCTGCTCTGCTCGCCTCTGAGTGTTGGTAGCACTTGGGGGCGTTTTTTTTGTTATGATTTTATTCTGTATTTTCTTGGTGTACGAACAATGATAGTTATCATATCATTCTCGTTTTGCACTATATCAATTACTTTCGCTTTAGTTATTTTGGAAATTGCTTTCTTCTTTGCCTTTACATTCTCGATGTCATCTGCAAATTTTAATTTAAGGGTAAATGACAGTGTTTTGGTATCTGTATTTATATTTTCTATCCTTGAATAAATTCCACACTTTTCGAGATAAGCAACTAGCATTGTAGATGAGTTGGTCAAATAAGATCTGAATAAATTAAGCTTATCATCAAATGACTTTTCTGTTCTATTAACCATATGTGAAAGCGTATCTCTATCCAACAGCTCTATATCATTCACCTGTGCAAGCTGTTTGGCAGGCTCGGTAAAATACTGATTTGTCATAACGGCACCCTTGTCACATTGGTAGTACGCAAGTCCGCCGACAACTTCTTGTATAGGTGTGTTGTCAAGTTTGTGGTTGTATCTTTTACATTGTATCGCATATCTGACCTTGTCTTTCTCTGCAATGATATCAACGCCAAAGTCACCGGAGCCTCTTGTCACCTTAACGTGTTTGTAGCCGTTGGCTTTCAGAATATCAGCACAGGCATATTCAAATTGGTGTCCGTCCATTTTATCAAGCTGTTTCAAAGTATACTTCCTGTGAAACTTGCGGTAAATGGTGCAGACCATGCTCAGAAATACCACAACTGCGATCACGATAGCAACTATCATAAGATTATGTTTAGCTTGCTCAGATATGTGAGTTCTTATAAGGTCTATGATAAGTGCGATTATGCAAGCAAATATCAGATAGCCAAATATAGTGGCGATACAGCCTAGCTCTGATTTGCGTTTCTTTTTACCCATATACGTTTCTCCTAATTGATATTTGAAGTATCAGCAGGAAGTTATCCTCTTGGACTTAATCTGGAAGTTTTGCTATACCAATAACTCTGCCAATACAAACTATTTCGCCGTTTTCAGGAAGAATGTCTGGATAATCTGGATTATGTGAAATAAGGCGATTACTACCTTTTTCTTTTATGTAACCCGCACCATTCTGACGGAACAATCCAATTTCACCAACAGGAACATCAGAATCGGTGGCTATATATACAATACTGCCGTCACTAATCGTAGGCTCCATGCTGTGTCCATCAACTTCAACTGCAAAATCCGCTTCATGGGCTTCTGGGGTATCTATTACTTCAATTTCTCTCCATACATCTGAATTGCTCAAATCATATCCACAGCCTGCCGAAGCTTTATTCACGTTAAAGCGCTTGAATGTGATTGTTTTAGACTTGTTTCTATTTGTTTCTGTGCAACGTTTATACTCTATATCTAGTATACTTTCCACAGCCTTTTTACCATGTTCGTCAAGAGCATGGTATTTTTTTGTGATTTCTTTTATTACCATGTCTAGTAGCGAAGTAGGCATTGATTCCATTCCTAGATTTGCAGGTTTAAACTGAGTACATGATTCATCAGTGTAAACTGCATAAGTATTTCCTTTGTATGAATCAATAATCAGGTAAAAAGTGTGATCGTCTTCACAGTGAAATTCAATAGCTATTCCGTCACTTTTATAAGTGCCAAAGTCCACAGGTTTTATTCCTATAAAATGCGTACAGTCATAACCGCATACAGGACATTCGATAATATATTCATCATCCAACTCATGTGGTATAAAATTAAGTTTTAAGTCTTCACTTTTCAAGTAATATTCTGGAACATTTAGAAAATCTGCAATTTGAGAAATGTATTTCAGATATGATTGATTTTTACCTGATTTCCATTGTGAGAAAGTACTTTTATCTAAGCCTAAATAATCTGTAAGTTGTTTTTGCGTGATTTTTTTATAGTTCATCAAATCACAAATCTTGTCTATAATTGACATAACATCAACCTCACTTTTGTACAAAATGACAAAGTTGAGAAAATATCAAATAAAACCATTGACAATTGAATTTATATCAACTATACTAATCTTAGTTGATATAAATTCAACGATAAAAAGCAACAGCGTTGATAATGTCGGTGGTTTATAATATTTAAACTTTGTTTTCTATATAGTATCATATTTCATCAACTTTGTCAACCCAATTTTATTATGATTGTAGGAGGTGACAAATTATGTTTGATGATTTTAAGCAAAAAGTCAAAATGATTGCGAAATCAAAGTGCTTAACGTATGCTCAAATAGCTGAGAAATCGGGTGTAAAGGAAAGTACAATTAAAGCGTTTATGTGCGGCGCAACTGATAGCAGGCGTGTTGCTGAAAAAATAGCAGATGTCTTGGAAGTAAAAATTGTTTATTGCAATGGTGATTATAGTATCACCGCAGAGAAAGGACAGATGATTAATGAATGAACTAATTAAAATCAGCTATGAAAACGCAGAACACCCAACAGTATCGGGTAGGGAACTTCACAAGGCTTTGGAAGTAGAAACCAGATATAATGATTGGTTCAAAAGAATGTGTGAATACGGTTTTTCGGATAATGAGGACTTTTACTCAATTTTGAGTAAAACATCAGAAGGCGGCAGACCGAGTACCGATCACCAACTTACAATCCCAATGGCAAAAGAGATCTGTATGTTGCAGAGAAGTGAAAAAGGAAAGCAGTTCCGCCAGTACTTCATAAGAGTTGAAGAAGCTTGGAACAGTCCCGAAATGATTATGAAAAGGGCTTTGGAAATTGCTAACGAAAAGGTGAAAGTTCTGCAAGTAAGTGTTTCACAGCTTACTGTTGATAAACAGATAATGCAACCGAAAGCTGATTACTTTGATGAACTCGTGGACAGAAATCTGTTAACGGGAATAAGAGAAACAGCTAAGGAACTTAAAGTCAAGCAAAATACTTTTGTGAATTTCCTGCTTGATAAAAAGTATCTTTACAGAGATAAAAAGGGCAAGCTTATGCCATATGCAAAGCCAATGGAGAACGGCTTGTTTGAAATCAAGGAGTTTTCTAATGAGAAAACAGGTTTTTCAAGCACGCAGGTGTTTATTACACCTAAAGGAAAAGAAACGTTTAGGCTGTTATTGCTTTAATGTCACTTGCGGAGATGTTCGACTGTTCGGTTGACTATCTTCTCGGCAAGACAAGAAACCCGACGCCATATCCTAAGGCGTGAGGGGGCAGGTGATTAAAGAGGGGTGAGAGAAACGTGGAAAAGAAAATTACTGCTACTCCAAGAGGGTGTGACAGTGCCAGGATTGAACAGGTGATCGTAACAAGAGCCTTGAAAGGTGCAGGAACAGAAAATGACCCCTGTAGAGAGGTCATTCAGTATTGGACTCTTGACGGAAAATTGCTCTGCGAAAAGGATTAATCAAGCTTTTAAAAGGAGGTACAAGAATGAAACTGTACAAGGTAACGACGATAAGTGACTTTAATGTCAGAGAGGTGTTCACAGTTCATGCAGATAGCAAGCGTGAAGCTATCATGAAGGCATATGACACGAACATGGACGGAAATATCGTTGCAATCGAGGAGGTGGACTAAATGCTCAGAGTGATATCATCGGTAGAAGCGGTGGAACGGCTGAAAGCCGCAGGCTTCAACACCAACGTGAACAGGCTGAACGCAGGACTCAGACAGGGCGTGTATCCTTTCGGCTGTGCCATTAAGCTTAACGAGTATGTGTATGAGATATACTCAACGCTGCTTGACAAGTGGATAGCAGAGAGATCAGAAAGGACGTGAGAAAATGATAGCCGTACTAGAGATAATCAGATGTGCCGCAGCGGTAGCGCTCGTTGTGGTGCTTGCAATGTATGTAGCATACAGGTGGTATGTAAGCGTAAAAGAAAATGCCTACGAGGAAGCTGAGGAGAGCATTAAGCGTGCAGTGAGAGAAGCAGGCAGACCCATAGTCAAGATCGAGATACAGACGAAAGGAAAGTGGTAAAATGTTGTTCATAGTGGGTATCATAGCGGCGGCTATAGTGGTGCTGTCGGCACTGTATGGCGTCGTAGCGTTGATGATAGAATACAGACACTGGGAAAATGAATTTGAGGAGGATAACGATGATAACGAAAGAGGAGTTTGAAAAGGCGGTGGAGTGCTGTACAGGATTTACTGTTAGTTGCGAAAATTGTCCGCTAAGCGAAAAAGATTTTAAGTGTGGTGTGTATTTGGCAGAGTACCTAAAAGAAAACGAGCCTGCACCTGCGGCAACAGGCACAAGCTCGGAGGTGGTATCAAAAGATACCGATAACATACAAATTGATGATAGCACAAAAGAACAGATTTGTCAAGCATATGATACCGCAGACAAAGCCTGTACAGATATACTCGATATCTACGAAGGAATGCCGGCATGTGAGCGTAGAGCTTTTGATATCGGAGAAGTGTACGGAAAAATATGCAGCACAAGGGATAAGCTTGAAAATATGAGAGGAGAGAACTAAAATGTCAGTAAAAATAAACTCGCTTGAATTTGAGAACGTAAAGAAAATAAAAGCCGTACAGCTTGAGCCTGCAAAGAATGGACTTACTGTTATCGGCGGTAAGAACAGGCAGGGCAAGACCTCTGTCCTTGACGCTATCGCTTGGGCACTTGGGGGAGACAAGTATAAGCCGTCCTCTCCTCAGCGTGAGGGGTCTGTTGTCGAACCGCACTTGAAGATCACCCTCGACAACGGTATAGTAGTGGAGCGTTCGGGTAAGAACAGCTCTCTCAAAGTCACCGACAGCACAGGTAAAAAAGGCGGTCAGCAGCTTTTGAACAGCTTCGTTGAGCAGTTTGCACTTGACCTGCCTAAGTTCATAAATCAGTCAAGCAAGGAAAAAGCTTCAACTCTGCTGAAAATAATCGGTGTGGGTGATACGCTCTATCAGTTGGAACATAAGGAACATTCCCTCTATGACCAGCGTACCGCTATCGGCAGGATAGCTGACCAGAAGTCTAAGTTCGCAAAGGAAATGCCTGTGTACGCAAACGTCCCTGCCGAGCCTGTTTCAGCCTCAGTGCTTATCAGACAGCAGCAGGATATACTTGCTCGCAACGGCGAAAATCAGCGTAAGCGTGACCAGAAAGAATACTACGAAAAGCAGTTGGAGATTGCTAAGTCCGCCTATGAACGTGCAAAAGCAAGCTATGAAGCGGCAGCGAACAACTTCAAGCTTGCAAGCCTTGACGCTCAAGACCTTGTGGACGAAAGCACAGCGGAGCTTGAAAAGAACATCTCAGATATTGAGGAGCTGAACAAGAAGATAAGAGCAAATCTCGACAGGGAAAAAGCTGAGATAGACGCTGAGGATTACCGTTCACAGTATACATATCTCACTGAGCAGATAGAGGACGTAAGGCAGGCTAAAACTGACTTGCTCAAAAATGCCGACCTGCCCCTTGAGGGGCTTTCAGTTGAGGACGGAGAGCTGCTGTATAACGGGCATAAGTGGGATAGTATAAGCGGAGCAGAACAGCTTATCGTCGCTACCTCTATCGTAAGAAAGCTCAACCCTGACTGTGGCTTTGTCCTGCTGGACAAGCTCGAACAAATGGATACCGACACCCTTGATGACTTCGGCAAGTGGCTTGAAGCACAGGGCTTGCAGGCGATAGCCACAAGAGTTTCTACAGGTGACGAGTGCAGTATCATTATCGAGGACGGCAGGTCAATGGACAATGATAAGGAAGAAAACACAGAAACGAAAACTTGGAAAGCAGGTGCATTTTAATGTATGAAATAACATCAGGAGTTGTAAGCTCCGCACAGAAAGTCGTGATATATGGTCCTGAGGGCATAGGCAAATCCACCTTTGCGGCTCAGTTCCCCGACCCTGTATTTATTGATACAGAGGGCAGTACAAAGAAACTGAACATCAGACGTTTCCCTAAGCCAACAAGCTGGGAAATGCTCAAAAACGAGGTAAAGGAAGCTATGAACGGCAGGCTCTGCAAGACCCTTGTCATTGATACATTTGATTGGGCTGAACAGCTTTGCATTGAAACGATCTGCTCGGCTCATCAGAAGAAAGGCATTGAAGATTTCGGATACGGCAACGGCTATGTTTACGAGAAAGAGGAGATAGGCAAGTTTCTTAATCTCTTGCAGGAGGTAGTTGACAGCGGTATCAACGTTGTGCTTACGGCTCACGCTCAGATGAGAAAGTTTGAACAGCCTGACGAGCTGGGCGCTTATGACCGCTGGGAGCTGAAGCTCGGCAAGAAAACGTCTTCTCAGATATCGCCTCTTGTGAAAGAATGGGCAGATATGGTGCTGTTTGCAAACTACAAAACATATGCAGTAGCTGTGGATAAGGACGGCAAGAAGTTCAAGGCTCAGGGCGGCGACCGTGTTATGTACACCACACATCACCCTTGCTGGGACGCTAAAAATCGTGACGGACTTCCGCCTGAAATGCCTTTTGAATACAGCGGCATAGCTCACCTGTTTGCGCATACACAGCCTGCTGAAATGCCTAAGCCTGTGCCTGCGCCGACAGTTCAGACAGCACAGCCTACACAGACCGCACAGACTGCCACACAAAAATCGGACGAGCCTCTTACAGATCTCAGCGGCTTTGAGGACGTTGCACCACCTATCGTTATCCCTGAGGGCATACCGAAAGCGCTTGCAGACCTTATGAGAGCCAACAACGTAAGCGAATCGGATATACGTCTTGTGGTATCTCAGAGAAACTATTTCCCCTATGATACCCCTATTACCAACTATCCTGACGACTTCGTGCAGGGCTGTCTGATAGGTGCTTGGGAGCAAATGCTGCCACTTATCAGAGAAAATCAGAAAGTACCATTTTAAAAGGAGGACAACACTATGGATAATTTTATGGAATACGGCTGGGAAGATGAGATAGTCAACGAGGGTGGGGACTTTGTCCTGCTCCCTGAGGGGGACTATGACTTCACAGTTGCAAAGTACGAACGTGCAAGACACGAGGGGTCGGCAAAAGTGCCGCCCTGCAATATGGCTAAGGTCACATTCACCATATGGGGAGCTGAGGACAGCGTGGAGATAACAGAGAACTTCTTCCTCTGCAACAAGTTTGAGTGGAAACTCTCAGCACTTTTCCTGGCTCTCGGTCTGAAAAAACACGGCGAGCCGCTGAAAATGAATTGGAACGCTATCACAGGCAAAAAGGGCAAGTGTCACGTCTACGTTGACAACTACAAGAACAAGGACGGTGAGGACAGGCAGTCCAACAAGATTAAAAAGCTCTATGCCTATGACGAGAATGTTACTACCGTTCAGCCTGCTCAGACGCAGACACCACAGTATAGTCAGCCTGCTCAGACAGGTGGCTGGAAAGCTGGTGCGTTCTGATGATGAACTTAAGACCATATCAAAACGAGGCTAAGCTTGCTATACTCGAACAATGGTCTGAGGGAATAAACAAGGTCCTTGCAGTTCTGCCGACAGGAACGGGAAAGACAATACTTTTCTCGGCTGTTACGGAAGAATGTGTGCGGCAGGGTAAGCGTGTGCTTATCCTTGCCCACAGAGGCGAGCTGCTCGACCAGGCGGCGGACAAGCTTATGAAGTCAACAGGGCTTGGCTGTGCCACCGAGAAAGCAGAGCAAAGCTGTTTAGGCTCTTGGTATCGTGTAGTAGTAGGCTCAGTTCAGACCCTTATGCGAGAGAAAAGGCTCAAAGGCTTTTCGGAAAATTACTTCGATACCATTATCATTGACGAGGCTCATCACGCTATCTCAGACGGCTATCAGAGAGTGCTTGACCATTTTCCTGAAGCTCAGGTACTTGGTGTGACGGCTACACCTGACAGAGGCGATATGAAGAACTTAGGCTCGGTGTTCGACAGCCTTGCATATGAATACACCCTGCCGCAGGCTATCAAAGAGGGCTATCTTTCACCTATCAAGGCTATCACCATACCGCTGAAACTTGACCTTTCAGGAGTATCAACTCAGGCAGGAGATTTCAAGGCAAGTGATATTGACACGGCACTTGACCCATATCTTTATCAGATAGCTGATGAAATGCTCAAATACTGTAAGAAACGCAAGACAGTTGTGTTCCTGCCGCTTGTCAAGACTTCTCAAAAGTTCCGTGATATCCTTATCAGCAAAGGGTTCAACGCCGCTGAGGTCAACGGAGAAAGCACAGACAGAGCGGAGATACTTGAAGCTTTCGACAAGGGCGAATACAACGTGCTGTGTAACTCAATGCTCCTCACAGAGGGCTGGGACTGTCCGTCAGTTGACTGCGTTATCGTGCTAAGACCAACAAAAGTGCGTGGGCTTTACTGTCAAATGGTAGGCAGAGGCACAAGGCTCTGTGAGGGAAAGACAGAACTTTTGCTGCTTGATTTCCTATGGCACACAGAACGCCACGAGCTTTGCAGACCTGCACACCTTATCTGTCAGAATGAAGAGGTCGCTGAGAAAATGACCGAAAACCTTGCCAATGAGGCAGGCTGTGCAGTGGATATCGAAGAGGCAGAAAAACAGGCAAGCGAGGACGTTGTGGCACAGCGTGAAGAGTCTTTGGCAAAGCAGCTCAAAGAAATGAAAACACGCAAGCGAAAGCTCGTTGACCCATTGCAATATGAAATGTCAATACAGGCTGAGGACTTGTCCTCTTACGTTCCTGCTTTTGGCTGGGAGTGTGCTCCTGCTACCGACAAGCAGAAAGCAAAGCTTGAAAAGCTGGGTATTTTCCCTGACGATATAGACAACGCAGGCAAGGCAAAGCTTATCCTTGACCGACTTGAAAAGCGCCGCAATGCAGGACTTACCACTCCAAAGCAGATAAGGCTGCTTGAAAGCAAAGGCTTTGAGCACGTTGGCTCTTGGAGCTTTGACAGTGCAAGCAGGATGATAGCCCGTATTTCTGCTAATGGTTGGAGAGTGCCGAGAGATATCGACCCGAAAACATACACACCTGAGAACTAAGGAGAAGTGAATGGATAACACAAATTTGCTTAAAATGCTTGAATACATAGACCCTGCAAGCTGTGATTATCAGGAATGGGTCAATGTGGGAATGGCTCTCAAACACGAGGGCTATTCCGTGAACGATTGGGACAGTTGGTCGAGGTCAGACAGCCGTTATCACAGCGGTGAGTGTGAACACAAGTGGCAAGGCTTTAACGGCAATGCTCAGCCCGTGACCGCAGGAACTATCGTGCAAATGGCAAAGGAAAGAGGATACAGCCCCCATGAGTTTAAGGCATACGATTGGGACGGCGAGATAGTAGCAGAAGAAAGCAGTCCCCTTGTAAACGGCGGTGAGGGCATACCGATAACCGAGCCTGCCCAATGGGATCCTGTCAAGGAGATAGTCACATATCTTGAAACACTCTTTGAAGCAGGAGAGAACGTGGGCTATGTTACGCAAACGTGGGAAACAGAAAAGGACGGCAAGACCAAGTATCTGCCCACAAAGGGCTGCTGTGACAGGACGGCAGGGGAGCTTATCAAGAGGCTTGGCGAATGTAACGGCGACATTGGTGCGGTGTTTGGCGACTACAAGGAAGAAGCCGGAGCGTGGATCCGCTTCAATCCTCTTGACGGCAAGGGCGTAAAGAACGAGAATGTAACAGACTACCGCTATGCTCTTGTTGAAAGCGACAGTATGCCTATAGAACAGCAGAACGCCGTGATGAGAGAGCTTGAACTTCCTATCGCTGTGCTTGTATACAGCGGTGGAAAAAGCGTTCACGCTATCGTCAAGATAGACGCTCCAAACTATGATGAATACCGCAGGCGTGTTGATTTTCTTTACAAGGTCTGCAAGGAAAGCGGTCTTGACATAGATAAACAAAACCGCAATCCCTCACGTCTTAGCCGTATGCCAGGCGTTATGAGGAACGGCAAGAAACAGTTCATCATTGACAAGAACATAGGCAAAGAAAGCTTTTCGGAATGGAAAGATTACATAGAAAGTATCAATGATGATCTCCCCGACCCTGAGAGCCTGAGTGCTGAGTGGGATAACCTGCCTGAGCTTGCACCACCACTTATTGACGGTGTTCTCAGACAGGGTCACAAAATGCTCATTGCAGGTCCGTCAAAGGCAGGCAAGTCATATGCTCTTATCGAGATGTGCGTGGCGATAGCTGAGGGTGTCAAGTGGTTTGGCTGGCAATGCACCAAAGGAAAGATACTATACGTCAACCTAGAGCTTGACAGAGCATCTTGTCTGCACCGTTTCAAGGACGTGTACACCGCAATGCACCTAGAGCCTGAAAACCTCAGTAGCATAGACATATGGAACTTGCGAGGTCACAGCGTACCAATGGACAAGCTTGCACCAAAGCTTATACGCCGAGCAAGCAAGAAGAATTACATTGCCGTGATAATAGACCCTATCTACAAGGTCATAACAGGTGACGAGAACTCAGCAGACCAAATGGCGCACTTCTGCAACCAGTTCGACAAGGTATGCACAGAGCTTGGCTGTGCGGTCATATACTGCCACCACCACTCAAAGGGAGCGCAGGGCGGTAAGCGTTCAATGGACAGAGCCAGCGGTTCAGGAGTATTCGCTCGTGACCCTGACGCACTTCTTGACCTTTCAGAGCTTGACATTTCAGACAGCCTTTACAAGCAGCAGGAGGACGAAACTGTTTGCCGTATCTGTGAGGACTGGATGAGGAGATTTTACAGAAATACTGATGATCTTTGTTCACAGGACGATCTTGTTACGCCGTCAAAAATGCTTGAGATAACGCACAAGTACCTGCACCCGAACTCATACAAGCTTATGATGACCGACATAGATAAGGCTAAGCTTGCAGTAAGAAACCGCACAGCGTGGCGTATAGAGGGCACACTGAGAGAGTTCCCGAAGTTTGCTCCCCTCGATATGTGGTTTGATTATCCTGTTCACAGAGAGGATACTGTGGGCGTGCTTAAAGACTGCGAGGTAGAGGACATCTCACCGAATTGGAAAAAGAATTTCAGCAAGAAGAAAACCAATGAAGACCGCAGCAAGGAGCGCAAGGAGAGCATTGAAACAGCTTTCAGCGGTGTGCAGGAGAACGGCAAGTGCCGCATTTCTGAGCTGGCGGAGTACATAGGAAAGAGCGAAAAGACCGTTGGAAGATACCTCAAAGAGCATGGTGGCTTTTGGATAGAAGAGGGAGAATGCGGCTTAAAAGCTCAGTAGACAGACAAGACAAAATCGAATTTTTGAACTTTAGACAGACAGGAAAAAATCGAAAAGTGTCAGGGACAAAATCGAACTTTTTTTCTTGTCAGACAATATCGAAAATTACCGAGTTTGTCAGACGGACAGACAAATCTATTATTATAAACAATACTTTTTGTCGGGGGCTGAAACTGCCCCGACGAAAAAGTAATCAGAATAATGACGCACGAGAGGAGCACACGCAGATGAAAGCAACAAGAAGTAAGGCAAGGCAAGACGTTGTTAATGCAGCTAAGAAAATGCCACCGCTTTTTCATAAGCTGCCTAATGAAGATTTCGACTATCGAAAATCACGCACGCTTTGGTGGCTCGTGAAACAGCCGCAGGTACTCAAATACATTTGGGATATGGTCAAACAGTCGGGAGCATTGGTGTATGATGACAAGTCACACAAGTGGCACGGAGTAGATTTCAAATGCGAGGAGGAAGATGATGACTGAATTTTTTATGGCAATGATACCGCCGACGGCTACGGCGCAGGAACACAAGGTGGCAGTGAGAAACGGCAAGCCGATATTTTATGACCCACCCGATGTCAGGGCGGCAAAAGAAAAGCTCACGGCAAACCTTGCAAGGCACAGACCGCCTGAGAAATACATCTGTGGGATAAGGTTGGTAACAAAGTGGCTGTTTCCTAATGACGGCAAACACAAGGACGGAGAGTACAAGATCAGCAAGCCTGACACGGATAACTTGCAGAAGATGTTCAAGGACTGTATGACAAAGCTTGACTTCTGGACAGACGACCAGCTTGTGGCGAGTGAGATATGCGAAAAGTTCTGGGCGGACATACCCGGCATTTATGTGAGGATAGAGGAGCTATGACGATACACGAAGTAAAGAAAAGTCTTGGACGCAGGGTGAGCTACAACGGTTCTGACTGCTACCGGCTGACAGGGTGCATTATCCGCAAGAGCAGTAAGACAGGTCAGTTCTTCTATCAGGCGGAGATCGCCGACAAGACTTGTGGCAATACGTTGGTGTATTGTAGGCTGGAGGAGTTGAGGTGTGAGGAGGCAAAAGAATGAAAACACATAATCTGAAACTTAGCGTAGAATTTTGTGACGCTGTTCTGAGCGGTGAGAAAACTTTCGAGGTCAGAAAGAATGACAGGGGTTTTCAGACAGGAGATCTGATAAGATTTATACCGACTGACGGAACGTCTTATCGTAGCTCAGACGACACAGTAAAAGAACACGCAAAACATGAGATATCAGGACACACATACAAGATAACATATATTCTCAACGGCTGGGGAATAAAGAATGGGTATGTTGTGCTGGGAATTAAGGAGTATAGACAAACTGAGGAGGTATAACAATGTCAAGATATATTGACGCAGAAAAGTTAAAGTGTTCTATTGATTCGGAAACAGACAGCATATTTGATTGGGATATGACCATAGAAGAACTTTATTATAACCTGTGCAAACTGATTGATGATGAACCTACCGCAGACGTGCAGGAGGTCAAGCGTGGAACATGGGAGAATACAAACACACCTAATCAGCTTAGATGCAATAATTGTGAAATCATTCACTTTATAGCTCAGTATCCACACGGTGAGATAAATTACTGCCCTAATTGTGGCACAAGAATGGACGGTGTTGCTAATGGCTGACCCAATGACCATGTCACGCCTGAAAGCCTACCGCAGGAACGCCTCAGCCATTGAGGACATCAAGGCGGAGCTTTCAGGCAAGTACGTTGCCGACACTATCAGCGTATGCACACCGCCGTCCTACACACCACACAGCACACGCATAGACGGCTTCTTGCCAAGCGGCGATACACTTTCATTGCTGTGCGAACAGGCACGGCTAGAGCGTGAGCAGAGTACTGTGGAGGAGTTTATCAAGGGGATAGGAGATAGACAGATGAGAAAGATATTTGTACTCAGGTTTGTAAAAGGCTTTACTTGGATACAGATAGGACACAAGGTCGGAGGTACAGCGGACGGCTGTAGAATGGCGGTCAAAAGATTTTTGCAAAATGCTTAAACTTGTTCGCTCTGTTCGTTTTACCTATGTTATAATTTAAACTGAGGAAAGTGTAGATGTACCTCAGACTTGTACTTTCATTGAAGTCACCTCCAATTTTCTAAGCCCCGTAAGGGGCTATGCAGGTCGAGAGCGTGCCAGCTTGATATCTGCTCCAACATTTACTTAAACTCCTTATAATATTTTCACAAGGGCGGCTGCATTTTGCGGTCGCTTTTGCGTTGCGTCGTAAAAAGTTCATAAATGTCGAATTCTTGATATACTGCATAAAATAAGTAAAACAACTTTGTGCAGATAAGAGAATTATATGTATATTTGTTGATTTTTGCAATTTCATATGTTATTATTTCATTACGTAAGAAGGTGGTAGTATGGCGAGAGTAAAAGTAAGAAAAACGGTGAGCTTAGTTGATCTAAGCACCTCAACTAAATTGTTTATTGATAATTACAACTATCAAATAAATAAAAGAAATAAAATTGATAACAAAGCCTACATATATTCTGGCGTTTGCTGTGCAATATTGCTTTTTAACGTAAAATACGTTGATTTTATTTATATTGCAAATATACTGTGTAAAAATTGTTATGGTGCAGTAGTAGCAACAGTAGATCTTTCTATAATATTGGCGATAGTGATTTTAGCAATATGTTGTCTCAAAAGTGGCTTGTATTTGTTAAAGCCTCAAGGCTACAGTGAAATAGATATTGCATTTCTTTTAAATAAGGCAAAAGAATGTCATTTTCTTAAAATTGAAAAATCACTAAATAACACAATAGAAACTAATGAAAAGATTAATCAAAGTCATATGATGAAAGTTAACAGGATGATAAAGCAACTTGGCGTTCTTTTTGCTTTAACTGCTGTGCATTTTGTTACGCATCAGTTGATGGCGTTTGCTTGAAGGGGGTGTGTTTATGCATTTTGGTGATGACGATGGTACAAAAACAATTTTGGAAGATAAGATACTTGAACTTAATTCAAATTTCTCAAAAACAACTAATGATTCGGAAAGTTCAAGTGCATCGAATGAAAATGGCAAGGTAGATAACGACGATGAATAGCTAACGAAAAAAAGGGGCTGTAAAAAAAAGCGCAA